CTGCAATATGCGCTGTATCAATAGATCCATCAGTAATATGCTCACTATCAATAGCATCATCTGCAAGCTTAGCACCAGTAATAGCATCGGCTGCAATCTCTGCAGTTACAACACCACCAGTTTTAATGGTTACTACACCACTAGATACATCAAAATTATCGCTAGAAAAAGAAGCGATACCTTTTGCGCTAGTTGAAGCAAAAATATTACTATCACTTACATCAACTGCAAGAGTTTGTGCATTATCGTTTGAATTAGAAGAAGCCGCTGTTTTGCTAATACCATTACCAGCAGTAATATCTTCTAATGTAGGTAAATGAAATACCTCAACACTTGAATTATTATGTCTTCCAATGTAAAGTTTTTTACCAGCTTGATTTAATGCTAATTCTCCACTAGCTAAAGTTCCAGGAGCTGCGTCAGTAGAATTACTACTATGTCTTTTAATTTGAACTGTATTTGCCATATCTTATCCTATGTATATGTTCCACCCTCAAGGGTTTTATTACTTAACGATTGGCTTGAACTTACATCAACAATGTCATCGCTATTTGTGCCGCCTACAGTTTTATCATCTAACTGATTTATTTCTGAAGCAGTAGCAGTAAGGCCATTTAATTTTGTTAGATCACTTTGAGTCACACCACTATCTTTTACTTTAGTGATATTGTTATCTATTTCTGTTCCTGTGTGTGCTGATGTATAGTTTGCCATATCTATTGAATAGGGAATAAGATGACACTATTCCATATCTAATTCTTTATACAGGTCTTTATCTTTCATTCGTTTATGACCTCTACCTATATCATCTGAAAAAATAGTAGGTCTTCCAATTATCCTAGTTAGCTTTCCATCTGCTGAGCATCCAGAAAAATTCTGATTGCATTCAGTTAGTTTTTCGTCATTCATGCGTTGTTGTACTTCAAATTGCTTTCCACATGAACATTTATAATCATAGACAGGCATTTATTTCTCCTTTTGTGAAATGAATAGGGGGGAAGTTATCCCCCCAATCATTATGCATTGTTAAAATTAACAATAGGCAAAGATGTGCTGTTAGCAGCGTGTGATAACGCAGCACCAAACAATACATCTGCAACAACAGAAGTAGCTAAATGATCGATGTCATAAGCTGACTGCACTCTAGGTGCTAATTGCTGTGCAAAGTATATTGAGTTTCTATTAAAGATGGTAGCTGTTTCATCGCCAGATCCTCCATCATCATCCCAGTCAGTAGATGCATAAACAGGCATACCATACGCCATCATTACATTTCCACTTACTAATGGATTAGCGCCATCTCCTCTTTTTTGTGCTTCTGTGAAGTCACCAAGAGAGAGTAATGACATATAAGCAGCTGGTGAACAATAAAAGAATGTTTCACCATCTGTGTAGTCATAATTAGCGTCAAGCAGTTTCTGTAAACCGCTTCTGATTAGAGCTGTAGTGAATGTGTTATCAGTTGAAAGTGAAACATCATTACCAGAAGCTGATTGTAGAATATCGACAGCCAGATAATTCTCTACTTTCTTTGCAAGAGCATAGCCCATTGAACGAGCGTAAGCGTCAAACAAATCAGCAGATTCTTGTACTCTGACAATATCTTCAATTCTTTTAGCTTCATAGTGATGTTGATCTACATTTAACTGAATTACTCCATCTGTGTTAGCAGAATAAGTTACTGCTGTGTCAGCTGATTTAGCTGCTGCAGATTCTTCGGCTACTTTAGGAATATTTAAAATATCCCCGCCGCCTGATAACATAGATGAGAAGTCCAATACTTGATTTCTTAACTGAAATTGTCTTTCAGCGTAGTCAAGAATTGCATCTCTCCACATCTCTGGGATGAAATTTGCTGCTGTAGTTGTAGTTACATTAGCCATTTTATTTCACTCCTTATGAATTTCTATAATTATCTACTATTGTCTTCCAGTTTTTTCTTCTTTCATTTTTATTCATATCTTTGAAAGCGTCTTTTTCTAGCGACATTTTAGTAGATGCTGATTCCTGAGTTGCAACTGGCTTTGCTTTAACATTCATATCTACAAATTTTTGTAGTTTTGATAAAGGTAAGTCTGATGCAATCTCTTTTTGCTCATCAGATAATCTTTCCATAAGATTCGACCTCATCTCACTTTGAAAGTTATCATATTCATCCGCTTTTACTTTGTATTGATCGCGCTCCTGCGATAAGCGTTCAGACAACTCTTTGTATTGCTCTTTTTCTTTTAGTTGAGCTTCGTCAATATCTTTCAACTGAGCTTTGAGAGAAGCATTCTCCTCGCGGAGCTTAGCTTTATCTTGACGATGTTTTTTGGCTTCATATACTAATTCACCAATATTGTTATCTGATTTGGTTTCTTGAGTCGGCTCTGACTCTGGCTGATCGGTGGTCATATCCTGACCGAGTGTTTTGTCTTCTGACATTAATTACTCCTATACTATCGTTAAATTGATTTTAAAAGGTTTCTTATTGCGTAATAATTTGCGCAAATTCCCCTTTGTATTATTAGTGAAATCGTTTACAAGAATCTTCTCTGTTGATTTCGGTATTCTTCTTTTACCAGAATCTTTTGCATAAACATAAGCTCCTCTTGTACTAGCTTTATGTCTAGATGAAAGACCTCTAGGTAAATCTTTTTTAGGCAAATATGTAATAAACTTATATATTATTTTATTAGATGAGGTGCTTCTTTTATCTACCGCAAAACTTTTATACATTTTACCACTTAAAAAGAAGTCTGAATTGTCAGGTGCGCCTGGAACTTTTCTTTGTTTTCTTTTTCTATATGATTCACTTAATCTTGCAGTTTTATTACCATAAATGTTTTTACCACTCTTTAAAGTATCTCTATGATCTAAAGCTGCCTTATTTCCAGTTTGCACATTCTGCTTCTTAGTAGGAAACATTTTATCAAATTTTGTCTTAGCCATTTTGCCTATCTTCGTAGTATTGTTTCTGTGTTTTCACTCGTAAAGTTCTATTTTTTCTCTTATATCTATCTTCAACTCTTTTAAATTCTTTTTTTGCATCATCAACTAATTCTTCATCAACATTCTCAGCTACTTCCCAATATCCACGACAATTAGGTCCACCTCTATCTGAGAAAGCTCCTGGAAAATTAGCTTCTATAGTTTTTCTATCCATCTTTCCAAAAGAAACCATTTTCATACATACATGTCTTGTTTTACTATCTATAGGATTTATAAATATATATTTTGTATCTTCTGGTGCAGTTTCGGCCATAGATTGTGTAACTAAGTTAGCATAGTCTGCTATCTGTGTTTGAACAAAAGTAGATATACTGGTTGATCTCAAAAAATAATCTCTTAATACTAAATCTTTGATAGCAGATGCTTCTTGTCCAGCTGATATACCCCTTATTACAGAAAGTTTCACTTTGTCACCTAACGACAAAGAATAATTACGAATTAAGTTCTCATTTGCTAATCTAAATGCTTGTAATCTAGATTCACTTATTGTTCCAAATAAACGCAAATCATCTAAAACAGAATCTATGCGTAACATGTAGCGCGAAATGGCTTGCTCGATTAGTAAGTCTTGCAGCCAATAATCTGCAATGACTAACCCCCCTAATGCTAAAAGTACAGTATCTTTATCGTTATCTTCTTCTAACTGAACTGATTCATCTACGAATCTATTAACAGCATCCTCATAGGACTGTGTAAATTCTTCTTGAGCTTCTACAATCGTATCTTGTATGGGCATTATGACCTTAGTCTATTTAATAAAGAATTAGGACTTGGCTGCTCTTCCTCTGCGGGCTGATTTTGTTCTATCAACTCTTGTATTTGTTCATCAGACATATCAGGATTATTATATTTAAACCAATTTTCTTTATTATCTAATCCCTGGTCAAACTTCCATGTCCAGTAATTAATCTCTTCTTGAGGATCTAGGTACATCTTTGGCTCTACAAAATCAACTGAATAGTCTTCAGATATAGATTGACCTGTTTGTACTTCAATAATTTTTCTATCTATTTCAAATCTTTTCTTTTCAAA